CCTCTGATAGTCTCTAATTCATTTACAAATTTTTCTTTTCCATCAACTACAGATCTTGCTTGGTCTTGATTATTATAAACGTCTCTTTCCATAGTAACCTCAACTAAAGGTTTCTGGTATTGGCTTACACCATCAATATCTTTTATAGTAATTGCTTTCCTTGGTATATTAATAAATGTACCACCATATCCTTTAGTTAAGAATGTAACTCCAGAGGCATCGTCTTTATATACTCTTTGCTTCTCTATTTTAAATGTAACCTTCTGTGCTTTTTCTTTTATTGGTGCACCCTCTACATTAATATCTTTAGGAACCTTAGCAACATACTGTCCACCCATTGCAGAACGAGCAGCTACAGGTTTCGTTCTTTTACCTAAAAGAGTTTGATTACCAGAAACTGGTTTTGCTTTTGGATAAACCTTTCTAACATCTACTGCATTATTAAATACCATCATAGGTTTACCAGGCAATGCCCATGGGTATGCTGGATGATATCCAGGATCACCTTCATTTAATTTAAAAGGTTTACCATCTTGGTCAAACTCTATGGCTGAAATTATATCTCCATATTGAATTTTCTTAAGAGATGGATCATTAACTACACTCTCTATATCCCCATCAATAGTTTTTTTCGCTTCAAAAGGATAGATGCCAAACTTATTATATGACTCTGCACTCATAAATTTTCTTGCAAACTGACCTCTTACTTCAAAATTTGTAGTTTTAAATAAATCTTGTATCTCTTGGTAATTTTTAATTTGTGTTGGTAATCCATTCTTTTTTAAATATGTAGTAATTTTACCATCTCCTCCATCTTTAGTTTTATCAGCAAGTTTTTTATTTATATAATCTACCATTTCTTTTGGTGATGCACCCTTTTCTATTGCATTTTCAATCTCTGCATTTAAGAAATCATAAAATTGTAGATTACCTGTAATACCATCTGAAGCCTGAGACATAACAAGTCCCACACCATCACTTTCTTTAGCTTTATTTAAAACTTTATTAGCTGCTGATTCAGCAGAAAATACCCAAACAGCATTACTTCCTTGAGACTCCGAGCCATAAGGATATAGGTATCCTCCGTTAAACATAAACTCTAAGCCTGATGGGCTTTCTATATTACCATAAGTAGCTTGGTCTGCAGCAAAAACAAAAGCATTCACTCCACTAAGATCGTTAATAGAACCACGTTTTATTTTACTCATATCAATACCACCCCTATCTTTTTGGTTTTTTTCTGTTACCTCTAAGTCAATAGACGGACCATCATCAGGAATATTTTCAGGCACAGGACCTTCAGCATCTTCTACTACCTCTCCAGGAATAACTTCTATATCTCCTTCTGTAACTTCAACTCCCTCTCTTACTTTGCCTGATACTGTATTAAAGAACTCAATCATATCAGCCTCTTCCTTAGTGAACTCTGTTATGTTAACAGGTAAACCAACAGCTTTAGCTGCTTTCTGTAACCACCTCTTTACTATATTTTTAGTAGGCCCATCTAACTGCGTATATGCAGCTGAAAGATATCCAAACAACTCTGACACTTGCTCTTCATTCTGGTCATTAATCTTATAATCTTTTGCAAAGTCTTCTATAACTTCTTTCAAATTAGAATCTTTAGGCATTGCTTTTGCTACAGCATCTAACATTCGCTTTGTAACTTTACTAAAGTCTGCATTGACTCCTAACTTCTTTAATAGTACAGCATGCATAACCTCATGAGCTACTGTTCGTGTATTAGCTTTAGAAGAATTAATATGAATGGTATTAGTATTAAGATTAAAAGTACCACGTGTTCCTGCGTTCTCACTGCTTACTGCTTTATTATAATTATTTTCTGATGCGTGTACTACAATGTCTAAGTCAGGAATTAATTTAACTATAGCCTTACCTGCATTCTTAGCTTTATTTAATAAACTATCAAAAGAAATATCAACACTATTTTCAGGCTTAGCATTTTTAGGTTGTGTCACATGAACATTATCTGAAACACTTGTTCCCTCATACACTTCATTTTTACCGTCAGTAACTATAACATCTATAGTTCCATCTTCTTCGTTTTGTACTACAGCTCTACGAGTTGGTTGTTCAGGAGTTCCTTCTTGCTCCTGCATACCTGTTTGCTCATTAAATATAGATGTTAAATCATCTACTTCCTCTTGCGTCTGCGTGTCAAGATCTGTTTGACTGTCCTGGCTCTCTTGGGTAGACTGCCCTTGGGTGTTTCCATCTCCCACTTCTTGGCTACTTTCGGTAGATTCTTGTACATCCACTTTCTCTGGGCTTGACTTTTGAATGGCATCTCTTTTAGTTTTAATTTGTTCAGGAGTTGGGTTCTCTACTCCCTCCTCTTTTAATTCGTTTATTGCCTGTGTATTTAACTCAGTCTCTTGTGCTTCTTGTTGGTTTTGTGTATTACCAGATCGAACTATTCTTTCTACATCATTCTCTAAATCTAATAACTCTTGTTGTTGTCTTTTAGTTAGTAGCTTATTATATTTATCTATATCATCCTGTAGTTCTTGTTGTCTTAAAAGATTACCAAGTAGTTCTTTCTTTTGATTAGTAGGAAGATCCGAAGGTATTTGATCCATCACCCCATTTACTTGGTCATACATATCAATTTCAAGCTGTCCCTCTTTCTTAGTTATATCACCATTTAAAATACGCTCTTTAGTTCTTTGAATAAATGCGTCTCTTACTACAGGCTCCTTATGAACCTGCTCATACATCTCAAAAACACCATCTCCTAAACCAGTGAAATCTCCAGCTGTTGCTGTCTGTATTATAGCTGATGGTGTACCAATTACAAATCCTCCCACTGCTTCCTGTAGTCCTGCTCTGATTACTTGCTTTACCCCATCACCAAAAGACTCTGGAGTTCTAAACATTTCTTTTTCTTTATTATAATTATAAGCTTCTTTAAAACCTATATCTGCAATCTCTTGTGCAAGCCCCGTCTCAAACTCCGCTAATCCAGAAGCTGTAACTAACAGAAGTCCTTGTCCCATAAGGTTGTTAACCTCTTTCTTTACTACTTGTCTAAAGCTTTGCCCTGTAATATCTTTACCACTTTTCTTTAGTGCCAGTAATAATATTTTACTTGCTAAACCTTTCTGAGCAATAGCATTTCTAAACCCAAGGTTTTCTAATACCCCTACCACTATACCTAAAGGCACAGTAAACATAGTCTTCTCAGCTTCACTTATATCTGCAAAGTCAGGATCATTTTCCATCTCCTCATTAATATGGTCTTCTACTTGACTTATCATATTAAATATCCTAACAGGAGCAGGGCCTAACATAGCTGGGATAGACTCAGTTACTCCTATTAGAGCACCTCCCCAAAAACCTTTTTTAGCTTCTTGAGTAGCCTCCTCAGTAGTCTCCTCCATACCTAACCCGTACCTCAATCCTCTACGTGACATTTCTAACATGCCATCTTTACCATCATACTTTGGATCGTTAGCAAATTGAGAGAACGGATTAGCGTACACATTTTCTCCAGGCTTTACATCGTACTTTATTTCTTTTCTTAACTCGTCTAATATTTTAGATTCTATATCTTCTAATAAAGTTGTAGTTACTTTTCGAGTAGAAGCAGATGTACCGTCTTTTATAGATCCTGCTGATTTAATTTCTGTAGTAGTTCCTGGAGTTTTTTCTATTAACTCTAAAAATCTTTCATACTCTTCATCATTAGAAATAATTTCTTGTATTCTTTCTTCCGTATAAGTGTCTCCTAATAACCCAGCTTCTTTTGCTTTAGTTAACACTTTGGTTCTATACTCATTCTGAGACATTAAGCCTCCTTCTGCAGGTGCCATATAAGTACCCACATCAATCATCCTATTCATCACTTGAGTTCCTATACGAGCGGAACCATCTAATAAAGCATTATAAGCAAAACCCCCTATACTACTTTGCTCACTACGCATCTCGTACCATCCGCCTACAACCTCATCTAATTCTTTTCCTTTTACTGCTAAATTCTTTTTAGATATTGCAATATTTTGAGAGGCTAAAGCTATTTTTTCTGCAAGAACTTTAGGAGTTGTAGCCATTTGCTGCCCGTCAGGACCTTCTACATATACCACCTCGTTAGGATCCATGTCAGATAAATTATTTTTATCATAAAAGTTTTTAGCCATTAAGTATTCACTGTACTCATCTCTAAGAACGTTGGTTTCAGTAGTTAAATCCTTAACCATATTCTCTACATCTTTCTCTCCTTGAATCTTTTGTTGTTTCTTTACATAGCCAGCTTCTAATTGGTGTAACTTAGTGCTCTCTTCTTTATTATCTTGTAAAAATTGTTTTAACTCATCAGAATATTTGCCCGTAAAAAACAAAGCATCTAATTCTACTTTTAATGTTTCTCCATTAGCGGCAGACACTGTCATCTCATCACCTGTAAAATCTGCTTCAGTAAAAGTAAACCCATAGTCATTAAAATGATAGTTCATTAAAGGAACTACATTCTCTTCTGTCTTAGAAATAAGGTCTGGTGTAATCTGTTGCAGAGACTCATCAAAGAAATCACTTGGCTGCTCAACAACCTCTTCAGTGGTATCTACTTTAAATAATCCTTTGTAATTAGGATCGCTACGCTCCTCTTGTGTAGACTGAGTTATAAGGCTTTTTAATCCACCCCAACTTTCAGGCTCATAACCTTTAACTGATCGTGGCTTTATTAAATCTTCAGGATTTACTTGGTTGCCCTGTCCTATATTTATGGTTTCTTCTTCAGTTTCTTCAACACCAAATTCAGGGGCACCTTCAGTTATCGCACTATCAACTTGTTCATTACTTGGCTGAAGAGAAGGCTCCGATGAGCCAGGTTCTTGAATGTCCTCGATACTTGATACCATAACTTCCTCTTCTCCAGTACCATTGCCAACGGGATTTTTTTTTTCACCAATACCAAATAAAGTTACAAAGTCATTAACAGTTCCTTTATAACCTGTATTGACAAAGTATTTATATGTATCATTAACAGCATCTCCATTAGTATTAAGGAGTGTTTTATAATCATCTATAGTACCTTGGTATCCTGTCTCTACAAAATATTTGTACCCGTCATTGATTGCTTTTTCGTTCATATATTATTTAGTTGTATTTACTCCCAGCTCCTTTAGATGATCCACCACTACCTGTAGTTCCTGAGTTTTGATTATTTACAGCTGTCTCAATAGAGTCTTGCATAAAGACCACAATATCTTGTACATTATCCCCATCTCCATAAATATCCGACCATATAAACTCTTGTCCTCCAATAGTAAAGACACCGTCACCTGCCGCATTAATCTTTAAACTACCACCACCTTCAAGACCACGTGGCATTATCTCATCCATATCCATAAGTTTATTAAACTCTTCTTCTACTTGTGCAGGCTCATCTGCATAAGAATTTAAAGAGCCACCTAATTCTGTATATAAATAATCACCAGGAGTAACCTCGTCACCATTGGTATTAGTTATATTCATTCTCTTATAAACAATCTTATCTTTCACTCCTTCACCTCCAGCTGATGTATTACCCGCACCTCTTGATAGATCGCCATCATAATTTTTCTCTGCAATATCATACTTAGTAGCTCCCTTTGGAGTAATCTTCTCATAGATTTCTCTCTTAAGTTGCTGACCACTTTTTAGAGTACCATCATCATTATAAGCATCTATAACTCTATCTTGTTGCCCGTCTACTTTAATAGTAAAGTCTGTGATTTTACCCTCAGTAGCTAATCTGTTTTTCTCTGCTTCTAATTCTTGAGCGGTAGCATTAGGGTTAGCATCTTTAAATGTATTTAACTCTACTTCTTGTTGTTCTTCATTTAACAGCTCTACGTTTCTATCAATATTTGTTAATCGTGGAGCATTAGGATTATTTTTATTAATATCGTCAATTAAGTTTTGAGCACCAGCATCAGATTCAGCAGCAGTTCCTGACACAACCATGTCTACATTTTTAAGATATACTCCAGCATTTTCTTTATCTCCTTTTGATTTTGTCTCTGCAGATGTCTCAGCTCTTTTTTGAACTAAACCTTTTACGTCTTCTTCTTTAGTATAATCTAAAGTTCCTGTTATCTTAGTCTTCATAGCATCTAAAGCAATCTCTTTTTGGGCATCAGTAAACTGAGCGTTATATTGATTGTCTGCTCCAAACTCCATTACAAGATAAGGGTTGTTCTCTTCATTACCTTGATGCTCTGCATTCCACTTATCAAATGCCTGCTGGTCTCCTATTTCAAATGCAGTTCCATCCTCAGTTGTTAAGGATGAGTTTAACATAAACGACTGCATATCATACGGATCGGCTAACATTGACTGAGCCTCCGCATCTAAATATTTTTGCCCCTCTGTACCATTATAGTATTCTGTTTCCATTCTGCTTCTTTCCTCTGTTGTAATTTTAGCATTTAAACCATGCTTAGAATCTATTCGTTGTTGTACAACCTTTCCTGATATTGCCTTTGCTCTTTCTAATCCTTTGTTAGGATCGAAGTTATTTACTTTTTGCTTCATTAAAAGAGTAAGTCTATTCAGTGTAGCACTTGAATTTTTATCAACTGTTCCGTCCTCATTTAATCTTAACATAGAAACATTACCTGTTTCAGGATCTGTCTGTACTGAGATATTATTCATATTAGCAAACCCTTCTAATTGTTTTGCTAACCATTGTTCTGCTGGAGCACCTTGAGATAAGTCACTCCCTTCCATATTTTCTTGTAATCTTGTGGTATACTCTTGAAAAGTTTTATCAAAGTTACCCATGTTTTTCTTCAATAAATTAAAACCATTTAATTGGTTTTGTTGAAACATAGTAACATCAGCAGGTTTTACTAAACCTCTCTTCATCATGTTCTTCATGTCTAACAACTTGTTAGCTCCATCCTGTCCTGCATTCATAACTACCTGTTGTGCGGTAGGGTTATCATATTCTCCTAAATCATTTAACGCAGCCTGTTGGTCTTTGAAAGCTTTTTCCAGTGCAGCTTTCTTTCCTTCTCTCTCTGTTGCTACATTTTTAAAAGCATCAGATATAACCTTTGCCTCTTCTCCAAAATTAATCTGTGAAGATGGATCCGCTTTTTGATAAACATCAAAGTCTATTTTTGCTTTAGTAAATTCGTTTGCCATTTTATCTTTATTTATTTTTTACCACCAAGTGCTTGGGTCATCATCCATACCTCCAGGACCTTGATTATTATAATCAAATCCCGCTTGTGTTTGATTGTCTAATGTTTTATCTGCAAAATTCCATTGCCCTCTACCTTCCTTAAGGCTTTTATAGTCTTTTCTGCTTAAACCTTGAGCCCCTATATTAGCAGCAAACTGAGCATCAGTCATACCTTCAGGTTTTTGATCGGCATATTGTTTAGCTAATTTAGAACCTCTTCTATCTGCACCGCTCTGTCCATACAAAGGGGCTAAATCTCCTACACCTTGAACTACTCCCGCTACACCTTGAATACCTTGAGAAATACCTTGAGCTCTGGCCGCTTCAGCATCTCTCATCCTTTGGTTCTGCTCTTTTGCTGCAGATACATCCATAGTTATAAGCTGCTGGTTTATAGCATCTTTAGAATCAGCCTTCATTTTATTAAGGTCAGATATCTCTTCACCCATAGCAATACGAGTTTGTTCTCCTGCCGCAGTTTGTGCTGCACCTACTCTTCCTACTCCTGCCGCTAAAGCTCTTGAGTCTCCTTCTTGTAGTGCCTCTACTGCTTGTTTTTGACCAGCTATTTGATTCTCAAATTCTGCTTCATATGCATCTAAAGGAACATTAAGACCAGCATACATATCTACTTGTGCCTTAGCCTTAGCTTCACTCATTGCTTTTGCTGCTGCTTTATCTGCCTTTTCTGCTGCATTTTTTGCATCAGCTGCTGCCTTAAATCCTTGCACCGCTGAAGCTCCTGCTGCTGCTATACCTACTACTGCTGCTGTTACTACTGCCATATTATATTGTTTTAATCATTTCATGTGTGTAGGTACTTCCCTCCACAAAACCTATTTTTTTATATACGTTAATCAATGGTTTATTTTTAATTAATGCGTATACATATTTTTTACCTAAATCTTCCGCCTTGTTACTTATGGTTTTTACTAATAATTCTAAAGCTTCTTTTCTTTTTTGTCTATCTTTATATTTTAAGTTAGAGATAATCCAATCACACCACGTTGCTTTTGAATTAGTTATATACATAAACCCTGCACAAACTGGTGTATCTCCATCATAAACAATAAAACCACCCATACCGTCTTCAGGTAAAAAATCTTTTGAAGGAGGAGTCCATCTCCAATCTTTCCACCATCCAGAAAGAATGTCTTCATAATCTTTTTCTTTTAGTGGTCTTATATTTAATTTCATTTATGCAAAGATAATAAAATCTATGGATATGATTTCATCACACTACTACCTACAGAAAATAATTCTACTGTACTTGTATTGTCATTTTTTAGCGTAAAATTCATAAAGTAACCACGTGCTCCATTTGATCCTGCAATTGCATCTTTTATAATTGAAATAAAGTCTCCTACAGGAGGAACTGTACCAGGGAAAGGATAAGGTAAAGGATTAACTGCATTAGGATAAGGCCCTACAGTATCTACTGTAATTGACGCTGGTGTTACTACTCCTGTTGCAATATCTGTAGTAGATTGTCTCACTATATTAATTACTGCTCCTACAAAAACAGGGGCATTAGGAGGGTTAGTTGAAAAAACTCTATCTCCAACAGTAACAATACTTCCAATATCTTGTAATCCAAATTCAATTACTACTGCGGCTACAGGCCCTGTTAAATTAGTAGAGGCTCCTATACCATTAGAAGATCTATCTTTAAAATTAGTGGTTGTAGCGTTTTCTCTTAGGAACGAAAACCATTCTCCTTCTTTTTGTACAAACCATGTTTGTAAAGGAACTCCAGATCCAGGAATAGATCCTGTGCTTAAATCAGTAAATAAGGATGTGCAATTCCAAGCATCATTACTTTCATATGACATTGTTTTAAATAACTTAATTGTCATAGGTTCCATATTAAATACAGACTGAATAGTAGAACTATACTGAACACCATAATAATTATTTCTTAAAGGATTAGTATTGTGTCTGTATAAATTTCCTCCATTCCAAGAATAAAAAAATCCATTCATCCCCATCATGTAATCAGGTAAAAAAGAATAAAAAGATGGCCATCCTTTTACATCTTCACTGTAAGATAAAGTATTTGGATTTAATGGATTTGACATAGTTTTATATTTTTATAATTAACAATTTCCTACACAATTATTAGCAGTGGTTACAACCCCATTACTACTTACTACAACGCATTGTGGAGCACCACCAGTTTCTACTAAATAAGTTCCAGCTGCTTTTTTTGTTACTCCAAACTCATCTTCAAATGCCCAATCACCGACAAAGACTGCAGCTGCTGTTCCAGCTGTATTCCCTGGATGAGCTGTAAAAAATGGATTTGAAGTTCCCGTACATGCAGGAGTGGGTGAGGGACTACATTTAAAGTTATTTAATTGCGTAGGACAAGAGATAAAAATCTGCCACTGTGTCGATTGACAGGGACCGTCTACTACTACATCTAAAGTAGCAGGGAGCCCTAAAGGTTTAGGAACTACCATCATACACCAACCTGTCATGCCATTCACCAGCGTCACCCCACCCGAAGCTTGGTCTGTATAAGGACCAACAGTAGTGGCAGTCCCACTATTCACAAAAGAATTAGTAGCAAAGTCATAATTATATATATTTCCTGCGAATGAAGTTCCTCCACTTCCTGCAGCATTACTTACATTAATAGTACTTCCGTCCATAGTTACACAAGAATAACTACCTATACCACCACCTGTACCTATAAGTCCAGACATATACCCATAAGTATTTGAAGAATATTCTGAAGCTACTGTAGGAGTTCCTGAATTATCATAGTCATAAGACCATGTACATCGATCAGGAACGCTAAAAGCGTTAAATCTAATAAGCACCACTCCCACTGAACTTCCAATGCTGGCCGTAGCTAAATATTTACCAGTTCCACCGCTCCCAGTCACTGTGCTATCACAAGGAATCACGCAGGCAGGACAAGTCGTTGCTGCACCTAAAACTCCTCCTGACATCTGTCTAAATATTCCCCCTTGCTGATACCAACCATCAGGGGCTATTGTAGTAAAGCCTGGATCTGAGTATATAGTTGGTGTAGAAGCAAAACTTGCTCCTGGCCAATAGAAAGTTGTTGAATTAATACATGCCATATCTTTATTTTATTTTATTATTTAACACGTTCCTGCTTGTAATACTACTCCGTTAGGTCCAATTTCTACCCATTGTTTTGGAGATAAAGTTGGTGTTACATTAGGATCTATTATATAAAAACCTGTTGGCGGATATCCATTTGCAGGATTACATGATGTACTTGTAAATATTACATTTCCTACAACTGGTAATCCTCCACTACCTTGGAAGCCCCACGTACTGTTAGCTCCAGGTGAATTAACCTCTGTCTGACATACTTGTGAAAAAGTTGAAGTAACAGGACCAAAGTATACTTTATCACAAGGAACCTGACAATTACAACAAACCTCATCAGCACTTGATGGATTAGAGCAATAGCATAACTGTCCTGAACTAACTAATCTGAAATCCCAAATTAAATATAAATAACTATTTGTTACCGATACATTTACACCAACTTGAATTGCTTGATATTCTCCTGCCGATGGAGACGTGACAGCCCCACTCACGATAGGAGCGGCAGCCACTACTGTTGCTATTTCAGCTGAAGTTGGATTATTAGGATTTGCAAAATACTCAGTAGGTGAGGCGAGTATTCTAAATTTATGCATAGAAGGATCAAAATCAAAATTATCAGTTCCAAACTTTTGAGTTCTCATTGTAACAGAAGATCCAGAATATGGAAACGCTAATAATGACTGTGTGCCTGTAGCAGTCGCATATTCAGCTGGATCAGGTGTAGATAATGTTGCTGGATTAAATCCTGTAAAAGGACTAATATTAGTTGCGTTAAACCAGTTATAATTAGTATGGATAGTTTGTCCATTATAATTATTAGAGTTTACAACTATTTGTCTAACCGTTAATGGCAGTCCTTTAGGGCACTTCACTGTAACATCATATGTAGCAGGCACAATAGGAGAAGGTCCTGTTGGTGTTAATGTTACTGTACACGATTGAGGAGTATTAGATGTTTTTGTAAAGGTTAATAATGTATTACTTGAAGTTGATGCACTTGCAACTATAGCACCATTCCACTCTATAGATATACTTACAGTACCTGAACTTATATTAATACCTGTAACAACATCACCAATAACCAACCCTAAATCTACATCATAGGTAATTGATTGCGTACTATTAAATTGACTAATAGTAGTATCACAAGGAACTTCGTTTAAAGGTGTAGGAACTTGTTGTAAGTTAGTTCCTAATACATACTCTTTCATATAAGGATCATAAGCACCTAATTTTTGAGTAGTTAATTGAGCATTAAAACAATCTCTAAACCAACTATTCATTCCATAAGTTGAAACAACTTGTAGTTGATCACTACCCTGAGATGCTCCTCTTAAGTTTATTACTGCACCTCTTTTAGTGTCTGTAAAAAACATATCATACCCCCAAGCAGTAAAACTCTCAGGATTAAAACTTATACCATATTCTTCTATTCTTGCTATTTGACTTCCTAAAACTTGAGGCACTGAAGCTATTGCTCCCCCACCAGTTGAGTCTGTAATAACATTTTTTTGATTTAACACATAAGATATTCTATCTTCTTGTAAACATAATATATCTGTCTCACGAGAATATAAAACTTGAATAGGACCAAACGATGTCTCTAAATCTTTAAAGTTTAATAAACCTAAATTAAATTCATTTAAGTTATTACTGTTAGCTGAACTACTATAAACCCCACTATATGTCATTCCTGCAAATCTATCTGCCTCTTGAAAGTCTTGGTTAGATACTGCTAAAGTTCTTTCTCCTAAATTAAAAGATTTACCTGCTGGACTGTCATATACTCTATAACTTTCTACTCCATTACCAAAAACATAACAATTATAGGCATCCAACACTGTTACCATTGAAGCACCTCCTGATGTTTGGTCTTGACTACCAGCTGATAAACTATAAGAGCCAGCACCACCACTTGGATCAAAATCTCTTTTAGCCATGTGATATCCTGGGCCCCCAACAAAGTCAGGCTCTATATCTAAAAGTTCAGAAGCATCATAAAATAAATTTGGATCAGCATCTCCTGGTACAGTTTCAAAAACAAAAACTCCACCTGCTCGTGTTACCTCAATCTCTAAACGAGCTCTTCCTGGGAACCACCCCGAATCACTATAATTCGCTTCAAAACATTCAGTTATAGCTCCTTGCCATACAAAAAATTGACCACCCGCTGCATTTTGTCTTATACTTGCCTTTACATTATACTCACTACTTGAGCAAGCAGAACTTGCACTCGTATATAAAGTATTGTCAAATGATAAAGACATTCCCTCTACACCAGAAGTTCCAGAGGTATTAGTACCCATCTTACTTGCTAAATCATCTCCTACTGCCCACTGATGGAAAGTATTGTAATCTTGAGATACTGTAAATGTTCTATCGTAGCTTATATTTCTTCTACAATTATTACCCCCTCTATATGCAGCAGCTTTTATTCTAACAGAAGAACCAGCAGGGAGATCATAAGGTGTTCCTGCAGAATCATTTAAATTGTAATTATCAATACAAGAGCCACCTATACTACCCCCACTCGTATTTTTTACGCTTTTTTGACCTCTAAAATAAGTAGAGTTTGCTATAGTTTCTGTAGTCCATCCTGAAGGTTTAAGCAACATATATAGCCCTGGTAAAGATACATCTGTAATACCCTTACCTGAATAAGACTGTATAGCTAACACCACCGATTTAGGTGCTCCAAAAACAGCACCTTGTGTATCTTGTTTTACTATTAACTCATCTCCTACTTTTAATATATTTTGATTTTGCCCATCTAACTTAAACCACACTTGACTTGGATCTTCCACATCGGCTACGGGAAGTCCCCCTCCAGGATTTTTTGCAGTCCCATCTTGAGCATAAAATAAATTAGAGTAAATAGTCTCGTAAGTCCCCTGACTTGGTTTTACCACAAACTTATATTTTTTAGCCCAGTAAGGAGCAAGGTTTGATAAGGTTACTCGTATTTGATTTTTTAAAACACAAGAAGATGGTTCAAAGAACACAGTACAATCTTGACTTGTGAGAACTGTAGATGCTCTACCTTCTCCATCCATATATACAATTCCTACTTCATAATCTCTATTAGAATGTAAGCTGGCTGCATCAGCATCTTTTAAAAATGTTGCTGTAGAAGAAAACCCTAAAAAGTTATAATATCTAATTGCATAAGAATATACTCCTGTTGCTGTTGAGTCTGCTTGATAATACTGAATACAAGGAGCTTGAAGAGAAAAAGTGTCACCTGAAACAGAGTATGCAAACCCATCATTTAAACATATAGGGGTTGTAGGTGGTCCTCCACTTACTATTGTATAGGCTACACCACTTGTTGATAGAGTAGCCGCCCCTCCAGTTGCATCTGTTATTAATATAAAATCTTGTCCTACTGCAATTGCTTGAACAGGAACAGTTGCTGTCAATCCTGTTAAAGTGTCTATTACAATCTCTGTACCACTCACCCCTAAACCTGCTACTGTACTAAAATCAAATCCAGTTTGTGTTAATTGTCCTGCCACACAAAGAGTTGCAGGAGGAACTAATGGAGGAATTTGTGGATTACATAATGTAGTTCCACTTGTTATAGGCACTGAAGCACAAGGAGTTGGGAAAGGATTTGTATCTAAAGCTGTAAGACTACAAAGTGTAGCTGGAGCGTTAGGGATACCACCTATACCTCCACTCACCATTACAAGACCTGTAGTTGCTATAGGGTTCTCAGAAGAAGCGTAAAATTTATCACTTAAGGTTCCTCCTGTTGAACTGTCAGCACAAGGATATAAAGGTTTTACAACATTATTACCAGTATAACCTTGAGCAAGACTTCCTCCTATTCTATCTTTAAATTCTTGAGAATTTAACATTGTATTTACATCTGCATAACCTCCAGCTGGAACTGTAAAATTCATAGGAATAACAAAAGGAGAACTTTGTAAAGCAGGCCCACCAGGACAAAAACCTCCAGTCCCATTCGTACATACCGTAGCAGTAGTTTGTTGTAAAGAAAATCCAAAATTTATAATGGTATCTTGTTCAATAGGACCACCCCCCGCAGGATTAATATCTGATAAATCAAAAGTGATAACCGAATCAGGCTCATTATGAACACCGTCAAAATTATACACTCCATTAGAAGTAACAGGATCTGGTAAATCTACACCTGCTATCTCTCCGCTTGTTGCAGTTACATTATAAGAAATAGGAATCTTTGCCCCACCTTCAGTATATCTAATATCATATCCGTCAACATAATTACCATACATCAAACGATTACCTTTTATTGTTTGTGCTTTAGCAGTACGAGGAACATTGTCGTATAATCTTAATAACTCATCAGAACCTAATGTAGTATAAATTTCACTATTCCCAAACAGAACTGTTTGAAATTCATTATCTCCCCATGTTAACTCTTCTTTGTTATATCTCTTAATTACATATATAACAGTAGATGTGCTTTGTTTATATAATAAATCTATTTCCTTTACTCGTTTACTTCCCGTAGAAAACCAAATATCAGCACCATTAAATCTGTTTTTCATTCCTTGATTCCAATAGTTTTGAATACTTAAAGAGAAAGGAGAAGGCTGAAAGGCTGGGTTAGAAAATAAAGAAGTAGCACTGTATTGTCCATCCTCATATCTATATCTATAACCAAAAGACAGAAAACGAGTTTCCATATAATTTTCCTGGCCTATAATAACTCGAGGCTTTACATAAGGAGCTCCCAAAGGAGCTACCTGACCTGCAGTAGTATCAAAATCTTCATAACCTGGAGGCTTAACAATAACGCTTACATCCTCCTCTTCTAACACATCATCCACAGCACCAGGGCCTGGATATGCATAATCTGATTTTATATTTATAACTCTTGGAGGGTTTAAATCATCAGTAAAAAATAATAAATTTTCAATCTTATTTACTCCTGTTATTAAATATTTTTTATCAAAATTTAAAACCGAGGTGCTAACTACATGATAAATTAAAGATCCTAAATTAGTATTATAAGAAACAATTAAATCTACAACACCTGTAGTTACGGAGTTGGGATTATTTTCATTATGAACAAACCAATAAAGAGTTTCGTTTATACCATCTTCATATACTCCAATAGTTCTTACATTTCCTATTAAAGGTACTCCTTGAAACTCTAATTGAGTTAAAATAGTATTACCTAAAGAATTTTCTACCGCTCCAATCTCAGTGTTTTCAGTAGATCCTAAACGCACATTTAAAGCATCAATATACTCTCCTGGTGGAATAAGTCTTTCATCTACAGACTTATTCATTTTACCAGCTATAAAATTTGTTGAAGTTAAAGGCATATTATTTTATCCATTTATCCTGACCTCTTAAGTTTTGCAAGAGTCTGCCAGGGTGTATATTACTTAATCTTAGTTTAGCATTACGGAGTAAAGAAGATTTATCTTTTCTTGCTCTATTAACTAAATATTCCTGTGCTCCATGTCGGCCATTCAAAATAGCATACTTTATATAAGCATATATAAAGTCTTCAAATAATTTATTTACACTAACGCTGGAGTCATCACCATTTTCCATTCCATCTGAAACATATTCTAAAACCACTAACTTTCCAGCCATTCCTGAATTAAAGTTTATTACACCACCTTTTCTATTTATACTAAAAGTAGGGTTTACATTTGCTGTTTCTGTATTTAAACCAAATCTTGCACCTACTTGATAATCAAAGTACCAAGCACCGTCTACTAAATATCCTTGCTGCCCACTATAAGGACCGTCCCCAAGATACATTGTTTTTTGCTGACTATCTAATCTTTGTTTGTCCCAAAAAGAATTATGAGGTTTTAAAACATTACCATCAATATCAAATAATATTCTACACTCATGATCTTGCAAGTAAGCTCCACTCCAATTAGTCTGTATATTTTCTGTCATAGGGTAAAGCATACCATCTTGCTCTAAAGATATTCTTACCCAGTTTACATAATCTTGTGGTAAAACAAATCTAAGTTGATCACAAATTTGTAATTCTAATATTTTAATTTCTTTCATTGCATCGTAATTCAACTCTTGAATTCCTCTCTTTGCGTGAAATAAAACTTGATATCTGTTTACATTATTTACTATTTCATTATTACCTTGAAACATTAACATAAAATTATTTACAATATCTTCTAAAGATATGTATTGATAAGATCCCCAGTTTGCATCTGTAGGTACATTCTGACTATTCTCGTAATATTGATAATCTGTTATATATGACATAATTAACTGCTTTCTTGTATTTCGTTACCCTCTTCTGTTTTTCCAAAGTTATATACCTCCGCCTCTCTAATTTCTATTCCTACATACTGACAAATCTTTGCTATTAAAGTTGGCTCATCAGAATCAGGTAATTCAAATTCTTGAAAGTCTGGTTGAGTAGGATCAAATTGAGGTTCTCCTAATCCTATATTTAAGAAAGTCCATTTTGGTGCTAACGGATACCTTATATACTGAGTCTGTATAGCACCTGGTTGTAATATAGTAGTAGGGTATACTGTTATATTATTATTTTCTAAAGTGTACGCAGGGTATGTTTGATTCGGAGCAGTTAACATAGAGTTGGTTAAGTAAAATATTTTATTTTGACTTACCCTTTCTACTTCTCTAATTTTTGTATTAGAATATATAACATAGCTATTACCTATAACTGTAAATATATTTGCACTTAATGTTATAGTCGTAGTATTTACTACTCCCGTAACATATGCTTGTTGAAATGTTGTTGTATTTACAACGATACTTCCTATAGCTGGAGTAGGAGAGCTTGTAGGTATAGTAGTCCATCCAACTACAGCTCCATCTACTAACTGATTTGCTACTGTAGCAGTAGCGGTCCCTGTGAATAAAGGAGTGTTATAATAAAATATTTTATTAATTAAATAATAATCTAATGGTAAAGAATAAACATTAGCATTTACTTGAGGTAAAAATACAGTATTAGAAAAACTATCCATTACCTCTACTAAACCTTTTGTAATGTCTGCATAACCTGTACCTGATGATCTTGCATTCTGTCTTTGAATCCAATTATTATAGGAATAAAAGTAATCCTCAAACATATCCAGCTGTGCCTGCTTAGCATATAAATTAAAATCTTGTGGAGTAATATACCCGTAGTTATTTTTATTTGCTATAGCTAATACAGTATTCCTTACTTCATTTATTGATGCCGCCATATTATATAAACATTTTTACAAAGATAGTAAAAAAAAAGAGGCCCACTTTTTTTGTAGACCTCTCTTTACTTACTGATATACTTAATCTAATTAAGCATTTAGAATACTCGTTACAGCTTTCGGTAGATTCATCTCATAATAAGCGTTCTGCCAAGAAGTAGCTAAAGCTATTTCCTGTCCGTCTAAGATAGCTGTGTAAACATCATGAGCAACTTGTACTGCAGTTGTTACTGTAGTAGTTGTACCATCAACATAGTCGATTGTAACAGTTGCTGCTACACCAGATACATTTGTACCGATTGCTTTAACTCCATCAAGGCTGATCAACTGACCACTGATAGGAGCATTCGTAATTTTAAGAAATTTTGCCATTTTATAAAAAGGTTTTAATGGGTTAATAAAGTGCAAATATACATAAAAAAAAAGCACCCTTTTAAGGTGCTCTTTCTGTTGTATGATTAGAAATTATTTATTTTTCTTTAACATATTTTTAAGTAACTTATATGTCTCTACTCCCTCATCAGTTTGTAAGTAAGATCCTACTATATCATTAGCATCTTCTCCATAAGGAACAGTTAACATTTTACTTTTATTTTTAGCAAGATTAAAATAAACATCTCTTCCATTATTTCTTAATCCTAATAAGTTAGCACTGAAGAACTTAACTACATCATCTGCAACTTGTAATGCGGGATCATTAAGAATGTCAATAAAGTCTTCTGGATAGTTTCTTGAGAATACAAGAATGTCTCTTTTTAATTCAGCAGTGCTTAATTTATCTGCCCCTCCTCCTAATAGAACTCTACCAACTGTCTCAAGCATAGCAATATCTAAGTCTCTTGCTAAAATTTGAGCGTCTAAGATTAATTCTTCGATTTCTAATTCTTCAGCTGCATCTTTAGCATCATCTATTTGCTCATATATCATCCCGTTACCAGGATGTAAAGATAAAAAGTGTTGTAAAACTTGATTGGTTCTGTCTACAGTTAAAAATCCATCTTCAAAAACAATAGGCTCCATAATAGCATTACCATCTTGCTCTTCCTCAAAAGGTGTCTTTTGGTTTCTTGCATAACGAAGTGGTTTATTAATACCTGTTTCTTCATCAAAATAAAGTAATGGGGATCTTTTGTTGTGGTGAGAGTTTAACATAAAGCACAATGGTGCTACGTCTCTCTTTAATCTGTACTGTTTTGTAACTGATGTTGTTGTCTTTTTCATTTTATTATAATTTAATTAAAGTTAAAAAAAAGGGGAGGAGGTTAATCCTCCCCTAATGATTGTTAGTTATTAGTCTCTAAATAAGAAGAAGTTGTTTGCACCTAAAGTACATACAGCTCTTTCCGATAAGAAGTTAACTGTCATCGCATCTAAAGAAGATGTTCTTGCTCCACCAGCAGAACCAGTGATCCAAGTTTTGTAACGTCTATCTTCAGTTTCAGAAGCTCTGTATCTAACGTGTAAGAATGGTCTCTTAGCGTTCTTACCTAAGATTTGGTCATATACAGTTGTAGAACCAGCTGGAACCATAAGTCCATTGATTGCACCTCCTGTTAAACCACCTCTCATTGTAGGATCGTTTAAGTATTTCCAGTCTGACTTATAGAAGTCATAACCTCTTCTGAATCCTGTAAATCCTAAGTTTAAAGCCATCTCTTCATCATTATCAAATAAACCATATGAAGTACCACCCGCTCCGTAAGAGTTTTGAGCAGCTAACATATCATCAATATCAAATGAGAACTGACGGTTAACAAAGATTACATTTTCCTCAATAGCACCTTGCTTATCAAGTCTTTGGATTACTGAATCGAAACCTGCAAGAGCTACTGGGTTACCCCCACTCCATACATTTCCTCTTGTGTTTACTACATGGAAAACTCCTTCAGAACCTTTGTTTCCTACTGCACCAGCTGCTCCAGCTGCTCCAGATCCTGCCTCTGCAGGAACCGCTTCAACCATTGCAGTTTCTAAGTAATCTTCAAAACGAAGTCTTGTTTCGTGCTCAGACTTTAAGTACCATAGGTATCCGTTAGCACCATTTTCCGTAGTTACCTCAACCCATCCAATTTGAGCCATGTCAGAACCATTTACTTCGTAAGTGTCCTTAATGATAATTGGAGAGTTTTCAAAGATATAGTCTTGAGCTTCGATAGAACCAGTCATTCCTAACTGACCTTTCTTAAACTCAGATCCATAAATAAACATACTACTGTTTACTCCTGCCGCTACTGCTTGACCACCTGCTTCATAGTAAGCTACAGTCACATCAAATGGAGCTGCGTTTGTAACATTTGTTACAATTGCTTTATTACTTAATACAGATCCTGCTGTCTCATCAGAGATCATTACAGTTTGACCTACTCTAATAGCTGTGAATCCATTTGCTGGAGCTGATGATGCTGGAGCTGGAGGATTAACTTGAGCTGCAGGGATAGTCCATACTGCTACGTTAGCCGCTGCTGCTGCTGCAGACGTACATGCTGTATACTTAGTGTGTAACCTTCCTTGCTCAGCCCATTTGATAAGGTCAGAGTTAGAAGGCATTTCAGCACCAACCATTCTTAAGAATGATGCTACTGTTCTATTACCATATCTTTCAAATTCTTTTTCATAAGTATCAGGAAGATACTGAGAAAGAAAATCAAAGTTGTTAATATAATTTGTTGCCAGGGCTACTTGTTGTCCACTTGGTTGTAGATCAAATCCTGGAGGTGTAATTACTGCCATTTTTTTTAATTTTTTTAATTATTATTTGTGTTTTATACTTCTAATTTTGAGTCCCTTACCACTGCTATTATCGCCTACAGCTCTAATCTTCAATCCATCTTTGTTGAAACTTTGTGGGGCTTTACGAATATCCATATTAATGTTTTTAGATTTTTTAGAAACATTATCTACAGCTTCGGTCATTCCCTGATTATAAAAGAATTCAGCAAATTTGTCAAGATTCATAGCAACTGACATAGCTCTATGATATCCCTGAGCGTCATTAATTAATCCACTGTCTTTATCCATGTATTTGCCCACGAAATTATTAACATTAGATTGCTTACTTTTTAACTCAGCATTATCACCAGGTTTAAACGTAAAACTTTTTTCCCCGACATTGAACTCAAAACCTTTGAACTCATCGTTAAAAACCTCATCGGTTTTATTAAGAAAATAGTCATACCTTTTCTTCTGTGCTTCTTTAGCACTGGTAGATTCCTCTACATAACTTTTATAGCTATTGAATTCTTCCATGGACTCTCCAGATAATCCACCCCCACTTGACTCAAGAGGAGTTTTATATTTATCTTTCTGTTCATTTAAAAACTTTTTAGCCTTTACAAGTTCTCTTTTCTTTGCTCTCTCAATCTTCTTAATATGAGATGGTTCATCTAAATCTTCGTCATAACCAAATTTATCTACCATTAAGTCTTTGATATCCTCACTATCTAAACCTTCTTCAGTTTGAGAATAATATTGAGATAACAATTTGTCACCGTCCATTTCATCATAATTTTGTTGTAATTTTACAAAATCATTAATTCCTCTTCCAGTTTCTTTTTTGTACTTAAAATACGCTGCAACATCTTCTGGTAAATCATCGTTTGATTCTTTTGTGTCAAACAACTGATCTACTGATTCGATATCTTTATCGTATCTATTTTTAATATAAGAAAGAACGTCTGCATCTTTTAACTCTGACGCTTGAGTTTCTACTTCTTGTTGATCCTCATTCTTTAATTCTAATTTTTCTACTGTTGAATCTGTATTTTCTGTTGATTCAAACTTCTCTTCATGTTCTTTAAGTAGCTTTTCTTCCACTTCTACTTTGGATTTTTCAACCCCTGATACGTCTTTTACTGTAAATTTATTCTCTTCCATTTTATTTAATTTAATTTAGGTTACAAAGTTAATACTAATTTATTTATTTATTTAAGCTATCTTGGATTGAACTCAGCTAAGTCAAATCCATCTAAACTATCTTCGTTAGATTCAAAGTTCATAGCAGGTAAATTTCTTTTACGTTGTTCAATCATTTTAGATTGTTGAGTATTACCTTCAGCTATTCTTTGAGACTTACCGTCTTCTTTCTTTTGTTCACGTGTATCTATTTGTGATTGCTCCATACCTCTAAGTTGCATGTTATAATTAAATTCAACATCCATTAGTCTACGCTTAAGGTTAGCTTCATTGTTTTGTTTCTCAATTTCAAAAGAAATTTCGGCTTGTTTAATTTGAATCTTAGCTTGAATCTCTTGCTGAGTTTGTTGCATCTTAGCTTGAGCTTGAGCTTGTTGTAATTGTTGAGCTTGTTGGTTCTGCATAGCTTGAGCCTGTTGAGTTTGTTTTTGTTTTTCAGCTTCTGTTTGCTTACGCTTTACTTTTAATAATTGATTAGCCATTTTTAAATTACTAATCGTTCTAATATCAATAGCGTCTTCTAAGTCAATACCTCCATTTTGTAAAGCCATCTGTATATTCTGTTCTAACTGTTGTTTTTCTTCTTCATCAGGACTCATTTCAATAAAGATTCCAAAGTCATATATATAAAGATTTTTAATCTCTTCTAAAATACCTAAGTTATATTTACCAATCTGCATCGCAAACTCATCTCTGAAATCTGCATACTGTAAAATATCTGCAGTCCTTATTGAAAGAGCTTCAGCTAAAGTTTTTGTTATATATAAACTTGCATTTAATATATGTCGAGTAGCTACATTAGAATTTAAAGCAGCTAATTTCTGAACTCCAACTAATGAATTTGGATCTGGCATCGAACCATCACGTGCTTCATTAAGACCTGTTACTTGTCTTAACATTCCTAAGTAATGATTATAATTACCTATAAGCATTTGCATTTTACTTTGACCACTACTTGAGGTTAGTTGAGTAATAGGAACTTTAGCATTGTTATATTCCCCGTCTTGCGTATAACTTCTACCTACTACACTACCTGTTTGAAAATATAATCTTAACGCATCCTCTGGGTTATATGCTGCTCCTGTTCCAAGATCAACTTCACTTAAACCATCAGCATCTATAAACACACCATCAGGCACTACTTTAGATACTACCTGTTGTATTTTTAAATGACTTATTTGAATTAGATCAGCAAAAGGAATCATTCTTCTTACTAAAGATTCTAAAACACCTTTATACATTCTTGGTGCACAAGCCACATAATTTGGCATAGCAAATTGATTAGCAGAATTAGGCCTTACCATATTCTCCATCATTTGCCATTTCAGGATAATATTTGTTCCCATAACCATTACACCCTCATACCAAACGTCAATTCTTTTTTCTACTTTTTCAAAGCCACCTTCATCCATCATTTCTTGTGGAGGATTAAACTCATCATTCTTTTCTACGGTTTTATAAGTACCCTCTGCAGTTTTTTTCTTTTTATATACAAAACTATTAGTAGTCTTATAATTAAAATATAATAAAGTACAAGTGTCTCTGGAGAACATGCTGTTCTCATACATCTGTGCTACATTGTAATAATCGTACCACGACTGACTGTATTTAGATATTTCCTCCATTTGTTCGTTAGTAATATCAGGATCAATCTTTATTAATTCTGTAATAGGGAGAGTTTTAATTTCACCCCAATAAAAACAATCTTTAAAGTAAGGATCTTCTGTATAACTATAAACAACATTAGCAGGATCAACATAGTCTACCTTAATACCGTCACCTGGTTGAAATGAGTGTCGAGCTATCCCTATACCTAATGTAGCAATATCATAATCCACTCTTTTACGAGTGTCTACATAATGATTTTCTTCCAGCATAGTATTGATAGCAATTTCATTTGCAATCTCAATCCCTGGCTTATAATTAAGTTGCATATACAACTCCATCTCAGAGTCACTTTGAGGTAATGTTTCAGGATCAACATTAAACATTTGAACTTGGAAGTCTTTTTCTATTTGTCCCCACAACTGCTCTGCTGCCACATTAGTCTCAACCATTGTTTGAAACTGATTTCTCTTTTCTGCTGACATAGCATCTTGAGCAATACAATTAACTTTAAACAATCTGTCTGACATTCCATTAACAACAATGTCTACAAACTTAGGTATAATAGGGACAGGAGTCCAGTCTAAATTTAAATATGATAAATCTCCGTCTACTGCTAATTCATTTTTATACTTAGCAACTGATTGTTCTCCACGAGCATAAAGTCTTAATCTATGAAATTCATTCCATTGATTGTAGAATCTACAACGCATTCCATCTTTTCTAAACCATTCGTATTGTATTGCTTGCCCCACCTGTAATCCAAACTCATCTGTTGCCTTTTGTTTATCTGTAGCAAATTGATTAGGGAATACAGCAGAACTAATATTTATTTTGACATCTTTCATGTGATTATTTGACTTTTGTTGCTGGTATTATTATATCTTGCAAAGTTAACGATTATTTTTGATTGTTGTTTAGATGGTGTATATAAGTGTTTCTGGTTAGCCATGATAGCTAAGCCAGAACTAATAGCTGCATCAAACTTAGTTCTGTTGCTAATATCAAACTTTGCCCAGTCCTCTAATGTTTTACCAAAATACATAGTTCCCATATCTCCCGAATCCCTATATTCTCCATTAAAATCTATTCCTACATATTTTTCTATATAAGATTCTATTGCAGATGCGTGTGACTGTTTTACATCTTCAGAAGTGTTAGGAATTCCACCTAACTCCCTTTCTGTTTTAGATAATTTATTATAAGTTTTATCTGGCCTGTTTAATGAAAACCCTCTATATCCTCTATTTTTAAAATGATATAATAAACGAGGTTTATTATTTTCACAAAGTATAGGCATACCATAAAAAATACAAGCCATTAAAACTTCTTCAAAAAATATCTCAGCAGTTTGTGGTCGAGCAATATATTCTAAAAAGAATTCATTAGCAGGAGCATCTTCCATACTAAACTTAGTTAGTCCATGTAAAGCTCCATTAGATCCCTTCCCTACTACCACTCCAGATATATCATAAGAGTCACACCCAAAGGAGCCAATGTGTTCGTTACCAGGCTTTTTCATTCCTCTACTGGTTACTATATTATTTTGTAAATGTGGAGGGGGTGTCCAACTAACTAAAAACCTACCTCTATTATTAGGGCTCCATATAACTTCAGTATCTTTAATACCGTTCTTCCACGAAAAAGATCCTCTTGTTAAATGATGATCAGTTATTAATGAATCATTGTAATCTATTTGTTGATATATCTTTGTTAGATTAAATATAGATTGTTTGCTTTCATCTCTAAAAGCATGAGACTCGCTTCTTGGAAATTGCCTATAAAATTCATTTAAAGCGTCTGGATCTTGTGTTAAAGAGTTAACTTCATTCTCCCAATAATCAATAGCTCCTATTTTTATATCCTCTCCATCTATACCTACAATTGGTTTGATTGGTGTTTTAAAAACAGGCATACCATATCTATCTATATATCCCTCAAAGTTCCACTCCATAGGTACAAACAAACAATATAATCCTGACTTTGTTTGACCATTAGCATTTCTTTTAGAAGGCATAGAGTCCTCATACAAAGCCTTAAAATTTCTTCCTCCTTTATCTAAAGCATTAGATGTAGATCCCATCATACATTTACCAATAATCTTACTACCTAATCGTAAACAAGTTTTAGTTACCCGCCAGTTATTCAAGATGTTATCAGGCTTTTCCCATTTACCACTTTCATCATGTAATAATAATTGTAGCTTCTCACCATCATAACTATTATCTCCTGTATTTTTCCAGTCAATAGTTGTATCTAATCCTTCTAACTCTTCATCAGCTAAAGCGTGCATATTCTTTTTTGTGATCTTAGATGCTGGAACTCTATATGCTAATTCTGTTTTAGGTTTATCCATACCATCTTGTATCGGCTTAAAAAAGAACGGATAATTATTAGATATAGGAACAACCTTATCGGTAAACATTTTCTTAGCATCAGATCCTGTTTTAGAAAGTATTCCTATTCTTGAGTCCTTTGTAATAGTTGCTTGATTAACTCCCTCGCAAGAACTCATAAATGAAAATCCTGAACGTCTAATTTTTAAATAACACATTCCAAAACTTCTCTTATCAGCCTTACAAGCTTCCCAGAATATATAAAATATTCTATTAGCCTCTCTAAAATCAGGATTACCGACATCTATTTTTGTCCACTGTAAATACATGTAATGAGTTCCTGTTATATAAGTAGGGTTTCCGTTATTCATAAACCAGTAACCCTGCTCTCTTCTGTCAAACTCTTCTTCTATATAATCTACCCACTGTGATTTAAAGTTCTCTGGAGTATTGTGCCACTGAAATATAGATTTCATTCTACCCAATTCTTTAGGTATAGGGGACGACTCCCAGTATTGATCTTTTTTATCTTTAGATCTTTTATATATATTTTTAGTAGGTTTTGGTAATGCTATCTTTAATCCATTAATATCAATAATACTTTCTATTTGGCCTGTTCTTGATATTACAACAACATCATATTTCTCATTATAACCATACAACCAGCTTCGTGCTCTGTTTTTATTTGCAATAACAGAGTTTGGAATAAACTTATTTAATTCTCTATATAATTTATTTTGATCTTGACTCTGCAAATCCTTTAGGTATATTATTTTTCTTTTCTATTACATTACCATCTAATAAAGCTTTCTCTTCTTCTATACGTTTTAAAATCTCAAACGCATCCATAATACATAATTTTTTAGTAGCAGCTGCGTTCTTTAACCTATCAGCAGCCAACTCGTCATCTTTATCATATTTGATAATATCCTCTTTAGCTACTTTAATTAGTTGCTTTACAGCCTTTTCTCCTGCCTCTATAATATTTGACTTAAGCTCCCTTATGTCCATCTGTATTATTTTTTTGTAATTTTTCTAAAGCCTTTTCATATCCTGGCATTAACTTTAATAACTCTAAACAACCTACAGCAAGCTCTCTCGTTTGTTGCTCTTCTTTAATAAGAAGTTTTAAATTTTCTGTTAGCTGTTCATTTTTTGCTTTTAATAATCCAATATTTTTTTGTACTCCCATGATTTAATTTTTAAATTTATAAAATATAACAAATACTTCTCGTCCTTCTTTCCATGATTTATTTGGATACTTACTGTGAAAATAATTTGCTGGATAAGAAACTAATCTATTTTGTTCATAACCTGAAACAGAAACTAACCTCCACATATCTAAGTTTTCCGAATCTACTTTTATTAGATTATCATAATCTTCATCACTAATATGAGAAGGCAAATCTTTTCCATAAACCTCGTGTTCCCAAAAAGCAGTCCCATGCAACTCTTCTAATTCTCTCGGAGACATATAAAGAACAGCTGCCCTATCAGGCCTCTGACCATTTATATTTAAATCTGAATGTATTCTCCAGGTATTATCTAACTCATTTGTTGATACTCTAAAAAAACTTAATATATTTTCTAAAGGCCTACCCTCTATAAATCCTAATTTAGCTAATACATAATCATCAAATGCTTTGATTGATTCTTGAATATAAAAATTCTTTTCACCAGCTTTATGTTTTTTAAACTCACCTTTTTTTAAATAATTACACGCTATATTAAAAAGGTCTTTATCAATAAAATTATCTTTTGTATATATCATATAATCATTGTTATATTATTAGTAAACATTCTGTAAAGCTTTTCATCATCTACTGTAAAAGGATATTCACTATCAGGAGTAAAAGATATTTTATCTCCCTCCTTTACACCTAAGTCTAATAACTGTTTGTTAATATATTTAATAGTACCAAATAAAGGTTCTTCATTTCCTCCTTTAAATATATACGATTCTTGTAGTGGTGCTGGTTTTACAAAACAATATTTTCCATGAGCGATCCATTTGTTGTTTTGTTTATATAAAAAAAACTGCTCATTATCTATCAAAAATAAATTATCTTTTAAAAAACTTCTTCCGCTTTTTTCCCTACCCTGCATATCATAATAAAACTTAAATACATTATGATGTACTAATAAAGTGTCTCCTTCTTTTATAGGACCAGTATAGTTTATGGGTAAGGATACAACAGAAGCAAATCTATTAGAAGCTTCATGATCTTCTTGAGATGTACTGGTAATAAATTGAGTATCACCAATTTCTTTTATATTATCATACCTCCTTTTATTTAAAGGAGTAACAATAAAGTTATATGGAGACCTCATTAAAAGTTAATGTTGTATTCAATTGAAATAGGAAGTGTACTTAAAAATTCTTTCCACATATATACCTCATTACCTCTTTGTATCCAAATTTTATATGAATTTTCTGATCCTTGTATAAGGTGTATAATATGTGATCCTCCTAAAACTTCTTGACCAACTATGTAGTGCATTGCTCCAGACTTATAGTCTGAGCCGATTGATATTTTTCTAATGTCCATTTCATTTAATTTAATTTATATTAAGAATTGTTGTGTAGTGATATTTAGTGTAAAAGCTACATCATCGCCAACAGGAATACCATTAGTTCTATAAGTTATAAAGAATGTCTCACTTCCAGTCAGAGATAAACCTGGGTTACCTGCTGGTAAAATTGTCCATGTTTTACATACTGGTATTCCAATCGAAGAATAGTCAATAGCTGCTTCACCAACTTTTATTGGTATGGGAGGGGTTCCTGCACATATATCTCCTTTCCATAATTCAAATTCATGAATAGCAGCCTTACTGCCTATAAAAGTAGACTGCATTCCACATAGTGTTGATTTTGTATCGGAACTACCACACCCCGTAGCTGATCCTGCACCCATCAATTGTCCCTGAAACTGTTGCACTACTGTCCATCCTGGTGAAACACTTGGTGCCGAAGTAGAGACTTGATCAAATATTCTATATGGAACATAACCTGTAGAAGCAACGGGAGTAGTAAAAGAATTATAAGTATTTAATGTAACAGGATTAGGTACTAATTTACTTGCCCATACTTTATAATTATTAATAAAGCTATTTACTGAGGAACCACCACCCGCTGGAACTGTCCAGCTTCCTGTACCGTCTAAATATTTTGTAGCATCATTAGCTGAACCTCTTGGTACATATCCTATATTAGTATCCCCTGCGTACTCAAATACATTAAGTGTTACTGCTCCAGTTGCAGCAGCATTAACCGTTATAGCTTGACCAACAGAACTAACAATAGAACTTGAAGTAATAGATGTTACTCCCCCACCAGCACCAGGCGTAACCCATGTTCCATCTCCTCTTAAAAAAGTAGATGCGGTACCACCTTCAGGAACCATACCTATATCTAAACCACCATTATATTTTAATAGAGTAAGTGAGGATGTTCCTCCAGCTATATTACTTATAAGAGCACCTGAATTTATTGCGGTTGTATTAAATAAAGCAGTCGTTAAAGCTATATTAGCTACTCCAGTTGTTGCTGTGTTTATCCAAGAGAGAGATGCTCCGTTCCAACTTAATACTTGGCCTGCTGCTCCTATACTTCCTGATCCATCAGTTATACTTCCAGGATCTATTGTTCCAGAAATTGTTATACTTGCATTTGCTCCTGTAGCAGTATTACCAGTATCTAAAACACCTTGTAAGTTTTGAGTTCCTATTGCCCCTCCACTTGTCCATAATACTGCACCACCTGTAGCTGTTAATACTTGGCCTACAGTTCCACACAATCCATTAGAATCTTCTAAACAGGCATTAATTTCTACTACTCCGTTAAAGGTGTTAGTTCCACCAAACACATTATCTCCTGATGAGCCTATACTAACACCTGCAGCCATTGTAATACTGCTTGTGCCTGTAAAACTCATTCCTTGATTCAAAGATGTAGAGCCAATATTTAAAGTGCTTTGCAAATCACAACATGATGAAGGAGGGATAGTGCTACTCCAAGCTAACCCTGTTCCTGTAGATGTTAACCACTGACCTGCTGTACCTGTAGCACCTGCTCCATCATTAATCTGACCAGTAGTGTTAAAATTTAATATAGTAGAATTTATATTTACCTGACCACTAAAATTAGATATTCCACTATTAGATAAGGTAGCGGGGTTAATAATATTAATTCCTCCACCTGCATTTATAACCTCGAATAACACTCCATCTACAATAGCCTTAGTAGTAGCAATGTTTCCAGAAATCAAAGAGTCGTTCCAAGTACAGCAAGATGTTGAAGGACTGTTAATCCATTGTAACCCAGTTGCTGTAGAACTTAGTATTTGACCTGCATTACCTGTAGAACCTAAAGCTGTAATAGTAGTAGGGGCTACAGTTCCAATAACCGTTACATTACCTGTTAGATTAATATTTTGAGTAGCAGTATTACCTGTATTTAAAACAGACTGTAATCCTTGAAGAACACCAGTACCACCTATTAAATCACTTACTAAAAATGTAACTGTTTCATTTTTATTACTTACATCTGTAGCAATAAGTAAGTCATCCATTGCTGGTGTGACTGTAGGGTAAACTTTAGTGTTTTCAATTTTTGCCATATCTATGCTATTTCTACTATTCTATATTGTAAATTTATTACTACATTACTGTTACCCAGAGTTGGATTTGCTAATGGAGTTCTAAATTGTAAGGGTTTATTAGGTGTAATATTTCCTGCTCCAGAAGGATTCATTATTGCGTACCCAGTATAAGGAGCTGTTGTTTGAAAAATAGCAAACGTTATGTCTGCCCAAGCTGTACTGCCATACCATAGTTGAGGTATATTACCTGCAAAATCATATGCAACTGGCAAAGAATCATCCGCCAGGTTTCTTATAATTACAGATCCAAAAGGAACAATATATTTATTAGCTCCCTGAGCTGGCACTAATTCAACTGGATTAGTAAATGAATTTAATATTTGAAATGGAGTTAAAGTAACTTCAGCAACAGATGTTCCTAAATATTGACCAACTGACTCTAACGTACAAGTTTTTGTTTCATCATTGTCACTTACATCAGTTAAAACAACAAAATCATTAGCGGTAGGTATTATATTAGGATACGCTGTAGTATTACTTATTTTCGCCATCTTCTTCTTTTTCTTTTATTTCTCCTGTTTCTAAATTAATAACTGAGTTAACTCCGTATTTATCTATCAAAGCTTTTTCCGCTGTTTGGAAATCATTCTTTAATTCTTCTACTCGTAAACATATTCCATGCTTTTGTAGAGATAAATCACCCAGTTGTGTTTTTAATTTATTAAACTCACCATTTAAAGTTTGTAAATTTAATAATTCTTGTTCTTCAATTTTTTTCATTTTAATAAATTTAGATTGTAATTAATTTTTACAAAGATAAGAAAACTTATGGAATGTATTTTACTTTTTTATTTTCTCAAATGACCTGCCTCCAAAGTAAGCTCCAATTACTGTTATTAAAACTAATTGTAAAAGATCAGTCCATTTTTCTTCCACCTCAAAACTAATAGATCCCGCATCTATAAATATCATTAAGACGGTACATACAACTAAAAATATCAAAACCATAGGTCTCACATTTTTACTTAACCAGGAATCACTGGTCATATCATGTCTCCATCTTTCTGTTACATTCTTTTGAATCTCAGCCTCTGCTTCTATAAAGATTTTTTTCATCTCCATTTCAAAAGATGCTTTTTCTTCTTTTGTTTGAATAAATCTATCAGCAATTCCTGCAACTTTACCAGCTACATCTAATGCTCCTTTTCCAAATATCTTAGTCCAAATGCTCATTATCTTTTTGATTTTTTACCTACACATTTCCAACTCTTACGAGATAAGTTGTTAGGTGTGTTAGGATCATTTCGTTTACCTATAGGTAGTCCCATTTTTATTCCATAGCTTCTTGCACAATAAGCGTCTCCTTTTGACGTTCCAGGTTTAACTCTTGAACCACCACCCTTAGCTTGACCAGCTTGACCATAGCTAACCTTCTTACCGCTTGCAGTAATTTTTACTTTAGCCTTTCCTTTTCTTGGTGTTGCCATTACTTCTTTTTCTTTGGAGTATGATTGTAACCTTTTTTCTTTAAAGCTAAATGGTCTTTCATAGTTTTAGCAACTTTCTTTATTCCAGTCTTACTATACATATTATGTATCTTAAATTTCTTTGCCATTATTTTTTATTTTTAGGTAAAGACTTAATCTTTCCGTTTTCTGTTCTTGCGTATCTATGAGTTTTAGTTTCTTTACTTGGTATTAGTGTACCACAGTATTTTCCTTTACCGTATTCCCAACATATTTTTTTTCCTGTTCTTCCTTTCTTTGCCATTATACACTCATATCAATCATCTGATTATTACCCCCTCTCTTAACAGAAGTATTAACCTTTCCTCTTAATTTTCCTTCCGTATGGTAACCTCTTGATATAAGAGTTTTGTCTATTTTAGATTTGTTATATACTCTATCCGCAAATGTAGTGTCAATATCTCGCTTTTTGTTTTTAAGCTTAGTACGATGTTTTTTTGTATTCTTAGTTTTTTTATTAGGCATATTATTTATTTATGAGTATAACCAAATTGCGTCAGACTTAGCCTGATCATTATCTACGTGTATGAAGGTTTTTGAAATACCTAAACGAGTGAACCCGACATTAACTAATGCTCTAACCATTATAGATCTTTGTGCTGAGTTTCCACAAGCAATATCTGCAGCACATCCTTTTAAGTGTGCACTATTCTTAGAGGCTTGATATCCTCTTTTTATTAAATCTTTATTGTATGCTTGTGTTCTGAATCCTGATGTTATCTTAAAAGGTATGCCCGATTCTTCACGAGCAAAGTCTAACATCTCTAAAAAGTCATGTCTCATATTTTTTCCTGAACCAGTCTCATCAGGAGAATCGAACTCGCTGTAGGTAAAATATTTCATAATTACTTTTTCTTTTTTATAAACTTATAAATTGTAAATGCAATAGCAAGTGAAAGCGAAACAAACTGAAGTATTTCATTAGCCTGCATTAATGTTAATCCTAAAGCCCCTCCATTGGCAGCTACTACTTCTACTGTATCTTTCATTTCTTTAGCCATTTTTTATTATATAGGTTGAGGTTTCATACCAATGTATAATACCTCCTCCTGTTGTTGTTTGCGTGTAATTCATAGTTACAAAGATAATATTTTTTTAAGATTCTTTTATAGATACACTATTAATTACAAATACAGCCCCACTATTACTTGTAATATAAATATCAGTCCCTGTTTTATTTAAGAAACTAAATGAAATAGAACCAATTGAAGTAAGAGTTTGTAACACACCTCCCTTAGAATCATTTACTGTAGCAGTTCCTTTTGCTGGAGTACTTACAACTTCTATTACAACATTATAAGTTTTTCCAACTGTTAAAATAGATTGAGATATAGATGCTGTTGGTCTACCTGTTCCTATAGACACTTGACCTAACTTTTCACTAACAATAGGAACAACAGTCCATCCTGTTAATCCGTTTGAAAAATCTCCATTAGAAATAAGTTCTGGGTTTGACCTACCACCACTTGGTGTCTCTTTAGATCCCACTGCGTTAGCGATTGCGTTACTAATCATACTACCACATTGCTATAATACCCTTTGCAGAGGTGTCTGTTGTTAAAACTTGCACTACTTGAATAGGTAAAAAAGATGAGCCAGGTATGACACCAAATACTACTGTTTGATTACCAGGTGCTGCTAATGTAGAGGTATTTCCATTTTGTTCAGCCATTCTAACATTTAAATTTCCTCCTGTTTCTATATATAAAGTACACCCGTTAGTGGCTGCATTATATATATAATAAGTATCCGCAGCACCACCTGCAGCACCACCTGAAATAGTAAGTTGAGTATCACTATCTACACTTACAACATTATAAGCTCCTTGCGTAGCAGTGTTATAAATAATAGCTCCAGGTAAAATTCCAGCTTCTTTAAATTTAGTGCCTACATCTGTTAATGTATTAAGAGTAGCAAAGTTCGCTTTTCCTTCAGGTGCCCCTGTAGCTGTGTCTATAATAACTACTGATGAAGGATCAGGTATACGAACTGTATCGCTTGGTATAACTCTTAATGCTTCTCTACTTTGTAACTTTTGATATGCCATTTTTTTATTTTTATTTGTTGTAAGGAAACGCTCTATTTAAACTATCCTTTCTTTTATTGCATCCACAGTCTCCTCCTGTTGCTTTCGCTACAGTATCAACTACTTTTTTTATTCCTGTTGCTTTAGTAAACTTCTCTATAGTATCTCCTAATCCTCTTGATTTCATTTCGTTTACTATATTAGATTTATGTCTTTTCATTTCTTGCAAGTACACAGTTTGTTAGGACAAGACTCTACACTAAACATTACTTTAGATACTAACCAATTCCATTGACATTGAAACTTACACCATAAATTAGAGATTGACTCTCCTAACCATATTAATAATTTACCCATATTTTATTTTGCTTTACACCCAAAGTTGTTAGCGTAGTTAGCCATCTTCACCACCTTTTCAGAATACTTATCAGTCTTTTTCATGACAGCTGAGGCTGCACTACACGCATCTTTGAATCCGTTATTCTTAGCCCACTTAGTAAAAGCTCCCTGACGAGATTCTTTTATTTCTGGGAATTTCTTTTTAGTTCTACCAGCCATTACTTACGTATTGCAGCTCCGATCTTTTTCTTTACGTTGTTGATACACTCGTAAGACATATTGTGATCTCCACCGTATGCATGACCGTAATCTTTTTTAGACATTGCTTTAGATTCGTCTCTTCTTGATTTCATAGATTGAGATTTCTTTCCGTTCTTAGCTCCTAATGACTCATCAAGTCTTGAATTGTAACCTTGCTTTTTCATAATTTTTATTTATTTTTTAGTTTTACCTTTCCTGTTTCCAGTTTGTATTTTATTTTTAACTCCTTTCTTTATCCAGTTTGCTGCATTTTGCATAGATTTAAGAGGCCTTACTTTTTTTAATTTACCACGACTATCGGTAGCGTAGTACTTTGCAGTATCAAAAGCAGCTTTTCCTGCCATACCCGTTACAATAGGCACTATAGCTCCAGAAGCAGAAGCCGCTGCAATTCCTGCACCAATTCCTGCTAACTTCCCTGCATCTTTTAAATTGCTTTTTAGTCTTTTCTTTTTGTTATAAGTTGTAGTTTTTCCTTTCTTATTTGTTTTAGTTACAACAGTACCTGATTTATCCCCAGGTCTTGTTACTGTTTTTTTCTTACTACCGTCTTTTCTATACTTAACAACTTTAGAAGCAACCGTTTTTTTACCTTTATAAGTTTTTACTTTCTTAACAGATCCGTCTCTACGAACTCTTGTTTTGGTAGTAGTTCCATCTGCATTTTTTACAGCAGTAACTCTATTCTTTCTTTTTACAACTTTTTTCTTTTTAGGATCTGGCATAATTTTTATTTATTTATTTTACAAAGATAGTTATTTTTTTTACTTAGTTCCAAGTTGAATCCCAACGCTTAATACCTGTTACTGCTTGGTTTCTTTTTTTACGAGCTGCCCTCTTAGTAGCTCTACGTTTTTGACTTGACATCTTAGTTTGACCTGTAGCTCTTTCAGTTCTTCTTAGTTTTCTCTTAGCACTTCTGGATTCTGCTTTCTTAGTTTTCTCTTCAAACTTCTCTCCCTTCTTTTCGTACTTTGATATTTCTTTTTCAACCTGACTTCTACGCTTAACAAATAGTTTTTCTTTTTTCTCTCTAAGTTTTTCTATTCTTTTTTGAAGTTTAGCTTTTTTCTTTGCGTCTGTTTCATTCTTCTTATTTGTCGTAGCTAATCTTATTTTATCTTCAAGCTCAGACTTTTTAGCTTTATTCTTAGAAGCAGACTTATTCATCTTCTTAGTTGACTTATTGGTAGTCTTAGCCATTTTTTCTTCTAATGACTTTTTCTTTTTAGTAAGTTTTTCTTTAGAAGTCTCCGCTATTTTCTTAACCTTATTTTTAGATTTTTCACTTGCTTGTGTTTTAGCCTGCTGTGCCTCAGCTGCAGCAATCTTAGCGTCTCTCTTTTGATCAGCCTCATCTCTTTTCTTTTTCTGAGATTCTTTTTTAAGAGTAGACTTAGACTTAACAGAAGTCTTCTTTTCTACATTAGCTCTATGAAATGGTTTGTGTGACATAATTTTAGTTTTGCATGCTTTCTTTAACTTTAGCTAATCTATCTAATAATCTCTGCTCTCTTTTATTACCCCTTTTGCTAATCCTTGTTATTCTTTTATTTCCTTGAGCAATAGTTTTATCTTTCTTTTGTTCTGATAGATTTACAAAAGTACCAGTAGTTCTGTTAGCAGTTCTCTTTAATTTTCTTTCAGTCTTACCTATTTGCTTTTGAGTCTTAGACTCTGTCTTTGCTCTAACTTTATTTATTCTCTTTGTAAGTCGAGCTATCTTTTTATTAGAATCTGGCATAATTTTATTACTTTTGTTCTTGCAAAGATACAAATTAAATTTAATGTCAAATATAATAAGAAAGAACTACGATAGAGTTCAGCCCTCACATGATTACATGAAGTATTGGAGGGTGATAAGGTATTGGGCTAAAGCCAAATACAAGATCGGAACTCCCGACATTGATATGCTATTCTTCCTTTATAGCGAACAGATATTTAATAAAACAAAGTTTAAAGAGTTTGAAGAATGTATGTCTTGGGACGAGCCCAGGTTTCATAGACTGCTAAAAGAAGGATGGATTCATATATGGAGAAAACGTCAAGGTAAAGAAACAACTCTATATGAACTATCATACAAAGGTAAACGCTTGGTTAACACACTATATAAGAAATTAAATGGTGAAGAGATAGGGGAAAGCCCGCAGGCTAACCCTTTATTTAGACACGATGCCTCTTATATGGATAAGGTTTATCGCAATATGATTATAGAAATGAATCAGTTTATAAAACAACAACGACATCTCGCTCCTGAATAATCGTATATGGATTATCATTTATAAGCATTTGATGTCCAGTTGCACCGTCATAATAAATTACATCTCCTTTCTTTATGACATCAACATTAGTTCCTTCTTTAATTACCTCCGCCTTTTTATATCTAAAGGCAGAAGCGTCCTGAGCAGAAAGAAGAAGACCTGATTCTGTTTTTAATTCTTCCTCAATCTTTTTTATTACTATGTATTTCCCTATTGGTTTCATTTAATTCTATTTTATTTATACCACACAGCATACACCTTACACCCATTAGGAGTGGTACATGCGTGTACTCTTTTCTTTTCCTCTTTTTTGTTTAACTGGCTTTTGTTCCAATACTTTGGATTCTTGCTGTTTAGCTTTCTCTTTTTTGCCATACTCTTCTAAGTTTTTTAATAATTTATGATTTGGACCTACTTTCTTTTTAAAAATATTTTTTAATAACCTAATCATCTTGCGGAGCTCTTGCGTGAGTAATTATAGCATTAGTAGTAAGTATGGTGGTTGCCACACTAATAGCATTAGACAAGGCTTGTGATGTAACTTTAGCTGGATCAATAACACCCATCTCAAACATATCACCGTATTCACCAGTAACAACATTATATCCTTCATTCTTTTTTAATGGCTTTGTATATATTCTACAAGCATCTAACCCTGCATTTAAAAGAATTTGTTGTAGAGGTGCTTGTAATGTTTCTTTAAGAATCTTATCTACTACAGTCTTTCCTTTTAATTTCTTAGATAAAGTATCTAATAACAATCCTCCACCTGCTACTATTCCCTCCTGTAGTGCGGAACGCACTGCACAGACAGAGTCATCGACTCTGTCGAATTTTTCTTTTTGCTCTATGTCCGATGTAGCACCTACATAGATACAACCAATCCCCCCAACTAATGAGGCTATCCTTTCGTTAATAAAGTCTTTCTCATGTTTTGCAGTTAATCTTTCTTGCTGGTCCTTAAGTTCTGCAACCCTATCAAGTGTTTCTTTACTGATCTCTCCGTTTTTCATAATGATAGTAGAGTCTTTACCAACAATAACCTTATCAGCATAACCTAAGTCCTCTGTAGTTATTAAAGATAAATCATCTCCAGTCTTTTCAGAAAAGTATTTAGCTCCAACTGAGAATGCAATATCCTGCATTAACTCGTGAGTCTTATATCCAAATGATGGTGGTTTAATATTACAGAACTTTAATCCATTACGCTGTACATTAGCGGCCATAGTATTAATAACATTCTGTGAGCAGTCTCCAATTATAAGTAACTTGTCTGCAGAATTAATAATTGGCTTCAGGATATTTTCAATCTGAAGTATGTTACTGATCTCAGTATCGCATATCAAGACCTTTACTCCCTCATATATACACTCATCTTTTCTTTGATCATTAATAAACATTGGAGATGTCCAACCTCTATCTATCTTTATACCATTAGTAACCTCAGCATATGTCTCGTCAGTTTGAGAACGCTCAACTGTTACTATACCATCCTTACCAACCTCATTGTAAGCCTTAGCAATAATCTCACCGATCTCGCTGTCATTGTTTGCAGAGATTGTAGCAATGTCTTTTAACATGTCATCAGTTACATCAATAGACTCTGATTTAATTTTTTCTAAAAGAATATCTCCTGCAGCTCTAATATCTCTAACGACCTGTATCGTATTATCACTATCCTTAATATATTTTTGACCTGCCTTAACTAAAGCCTCCGTTAAGACAATAGCTGTAGTTGTACCATCTCCCGCAGTATTAGCTGTCTTCTCAGAAGCCTGCTTCATCATCCTAACCGCTAAGTTCTCTATAGGATCAATAAGAAATATACTCTTAGCTACAGTAACACCATCCTTAGTTACTGTTAATCCTTGTGTATGGTTTGATGATTCTATCAATACAGTCTGGCCCTGTGGGCCCAGTGTTGACTTAACTGCATTAGATATTTTAGAGATTCCCGATATTAGCTTTTCTCTTGCCTCCTCATTAAAAGATAGGTCTTTTGGAATGTACCCAGATTGTTCTTGCATTTTGTTGTGATTTAATTAAATTTAATTTGAGGCAAAGATAATAAAATAATAATAACATATATGACAACATGATGAATTTTTCTTTTCAATACTTATATATATATATTTACTATTCTTCTTTATATATTTATAGTATAAAATATACTTTAAACTTGTCATCTCGTCATAAAAAGAATATAATATATTATAAATCAGTAAGTTAAGTCTATGACGACTTTGTTTTATATCGTCATAACTATGACGACTCTTGTCATATATATAAAAAAAAGAGGCAGACCGTAGTCTAACCTCTCTTCACAACAGAACAAATGGTTTTTTAAAATTTGTAAATGTCTTTGTGGTTCTTACGCATGTCGGCTCTTTCGATACCATCAGCGATCTCATCAATCTTATATTGTTTTTTCATTTGAGCTCTGTGTCTTGCAGCTTCTGCTATTCCAGACTCACCGTCTCTACGCTCATTCTTTAATCTACCGTCCTGTACATAAAGGCCTCCAACATTAGAAGAGCCAATAAAAGGGTTTGTCATTTTTTTCATAATTAATATTTTTTCTTATTTAATATTCTTCCTGGAGTCTTACCAATAGTAACTTTACCAGTCTTGTTGTTTGTCTTTACTTTTTTATTTAGCTTTTGAATTTTAGTAACTTTTCTAACATTTTTTGCTGCGTTCTTTGCTCCCTTTACAGCTAATTTTGCCATGGATGGTTTTTTTGTTTTCATTGTTTTATTTTTTACAAAGATATAAAATTTTTTTAGATGTCTGGGGGTTGAGGGTTATTATATGTCATACGCTGAGATGTCCCGTCAGAAAAGTGGTGGGGGGGGTTGTTTGATTTTGTTTGATTTGAAAAGTTTCAGCGGAACATTTTGCCGTTTTTTACTGACTGACTACCGACACTCACTAATCCCTAAACCGACTGCCTTGATTCGTTCCTTGTCTACTTTAGTTGACTGCTTAATGTCTACGCATATGTGCCTACCTTCCCTCGTTCCGTACATAAAGGAGAGAGATAAGAGTAATACCTTCCCTTAAATGCTTTGTGAAGACAAAGAGAAGAGAAGGTTAATAACTGCCCGAGTCTCAAAATACATAAACAAAACAATAAAGTTATTAACAATATAACTGCTTGACTATCAGTTAGTTTAAATATAAAATTAAAATGGGACAAGATTTATAGTGTATTATTAAAATAATTGTCGTAGATTTGCACATAATTTAAACATAACATTAACTTAAAACACACACACAAAATGGATACATTATTTTTATTAGAAACACAATTTATGCAAGACAGAGATTCGGCAAGAGAAGAGATGATGAAATTTGACAAAGACTCACAAGAGTATTGGTTTCAGTATGGTACATTCTTACAAGCTTGTTCTTCTTTATTTGATATTAGAGAAAAATTATTACATAGACATAACCATAAAGTAGATTTCTCAGCATAAAAACCTCTCTCCAGAACGACACCTCACTATGAAAATAGTGGGGTTTTCGCAGTAGGAGACAATAGTGTTTCCTACATTTAAAACACACACAATGAAAACTAATTTTAACAAACAAGAAAAGGAAGTAATAGCTTATATATTAAGTTTAGATGTAGAAAATTTTAAAGGGAAGACTCAACAAAATATTATAAGTATTTTGAAAAAACTACAAGAGGAGAGAGTTTTTGGTAATATACCAAGTAAAGATTTTGACTAACCTAATCCTAATCAGATTGCCTTGCTATGAAAATAGCGAGGTTTTCGTAGTAGGAGACATATTGTTTCTTACAATTTAAAACACACACAATGAAAGCAGTAAACAAAGCAGTAGAAGTACTTAAAAGTAAGTACGGAATGGATGCAAGAGTCTATGATAACAAGGTATACTTAGCAGTATGGAATGACAATCTATCTGATACAATAGATGTAGAGGTATCTAATAATCAAGTTAAAGAATGGTCATCTGAGTACATAGTAGATGAGACAATGGAAAAGTGTATGCAGTTATATGAGAATATTTGCGATGCATTCCATAATCAAAGTGGAGGAGATTATAATGATACAATGTACTATCAAATGAAAGGAGCGGAGATGGATGTAGAAGAGGGAGAATGGGAAGATATCTTACCTAATCTTAAGCAATGTTGGGAGTTTGTTAAGGTATGTCTTAAAAGAGATAAACTAATGCAAAGACCTGATTGGGACAATATGCCTAATGAGATATACGGATAGAAACTAATCACTACTGATTGCCTTGCATAGAGATATGCGAGGTTTTCGTAGTAGAGGGAGTCAATGATTGATTCCTACAATTTAAAACACACACAATGAGAACAGATTTAGAAACATTAAAAAAATTCACAAAAGATGAATTAGTAATGAGAGTAGAAAAATTAGAGAATTCAAACACAAGATTAACAAGTGAATTACAAGAATTGTTAATTGAAACAAAAGATGTTAAGGTTAACGGATACACAAACATCCAAACCTACCGATTATGTTTAGTATTAGACAATGAGCCGACTGAATGCTCTTATAATCCTTTAGAGAGATTCTTTTATTTAGTATCTGATGAAGAATTTGAGATGAGTGATATTAATCTTATCAATTGGAATGAGGTAATTGAGAGATATTCCGATAGATTAGTTGAGGGATATAAGTATAAATACCAAGTATAATTACTATAAGATACTCTGATGAGTCCTAATGGGACGAAACTACCGAAAGGTAGTCAGTATCATAAGATACCAACAAAAACACACACAATGTATAAAGCAATGGTTAAAGAATCCCAAAAATTTTGGGGAAAAGTAGCATCCGAAAATGGATGGAGTATGAATGGTAG